CTACTCAATCAGACTGGCCGCGACAAACAGCGCATCCAGCTGCGCATCGGTCAGCCCAAGCAGCTGCCCCACGCCGGTGATAAACGGGCTGTACCGCTTGAACGTCTGCGCATCCTGCCAAGCCAGCTTCAGCATCATGTCCGTACCCTCGGCGGCAATGAAAGCTTCCACCTTGTCCAGCAGACCAGCCTGATACAGGGCGCCACGCGCTTGAAAGCGAGTGACTTCCTGCGGAATAGCCGGTGATAGGTCTGGCGTCACTTCCTGTTTGACAGGACGCTCCGGCAACACCATCCACTGACCGCCCTGATACCGGCCACCTCGCTCCCTGATGTTGGTGGTACCGGCGTTAGTGTCGAGTAGTGCGGAAGCGGTCCAGTCGGGTCAAGCTGTTCAACATGGTCAAACAGCCAGTCAGGACCACAGACGTAAACACTGATCAGGTCGGCCATGGTTAAGTCCTCACGTAGGCTTTGAGCTGGGTACCACGGACACACAGACTTTCTATGTTAGGGACAACGAACTGGGAGACAGGGTCATAGCTATAGCTCCTTGCGTCAGAGGCTACGGCGCCTATCGCTGACCCGTAAGGGATTGCCACAAAGACGCCGTTTCCATGAGCGATCATTTTGCAGGGGCTATAAACCGGTAGCGGTATAACTTCCCAGTCGATACCGTTCAGAGAAACGGCAATAGCTGATGCCCTAGTGGCGGCAGCTATTGCTACAAAAACCCCATTTCCATAGGTGATGCTGCTCCAGTTGGCGGCCGCAGTAACCGGGTAAACGTCCCATGTAATGCCGTCGCTAGAGATAAAGACATTAGCCGACGTCCCGTAATACAACGCCACAAATACTCCATTCCCATACGCCACTGAATATATGGTGGCGGCCATCGGGAGGAGGCGCTGCGTCCAAGTGATTCCATCTGGCGACGTGACGTACTCTTGTATGCTGGTTCCGCCCATGGCAATAAACAGGCCATTGGCGAAAACAAGGGTATTCCAATAGGAATAGATGGGTATCGAGCGCTGGGTCCACGTCACGCCGTCTGCCGACGTTGCAATGACATTAGACGTCCAAGTTATCGCCAAAAACGTACCGTTGCCGTAAGCAACGGCCTGCCAGTATGCCGACGCTGGTAGCGTCCGCTGGGTCCATGTCACACCGTCTGCCGACGTTGCAGCAATAGCCGAGTTATAAGTCACCGCTACAAATACACCGTTTCCGTAGGCGATGGACTGCCAGTTAGCCGATACCGGTAGTGCGCGTTGTACCCAATTAATCCCATCGTTCGAAGTGGCGGCAATGGCTGTTCCGTAGGCTATTGCTACAAAAATGCCATTCCCATAAGCCATAGCCTTCCGGGTAGTCGATGCCGGGAGAGAACTGCTAGAAAAATCTCCAATATTACGTGTGGGGATAGTTCCCAGCTTCCCGTACAGCACCGGATAGCTGCTTTGCAGGTAGGCCGAGCCATCACAGGGCAACCAGTCAGGGCCGGGGGCATCGGCTGAATAGAGAATGTCGCCCGACTTGCTAGAGCCACGGTTAAACAGGCTTTTGATGTCAGCTCCAATCGCGCCGAGGGCAGACTGAATGTTCGCAAGCAGCGACATACGGCAGCCCTCTTACGCCTTGGCAGCGTTGTAGGCGGCAACAAGGTCCACAGTCGGGTCGCCCACGCCAATGTTCTGGCATGCCTGCAGCTGCTGGGCGGCGGTCAGGCTCTGCACATCAGCGAACGACACGCGGTTCCCCACGGCGGTGAGCAGGTTGTCCAGCGCGGTGTCATCACTGCCCAGCTTGGCTTCGATTTCCTTCAGCGTGTCATAGGCCGCGCTGGCCCCGCCGAGGATGTCCGTCTTCAGCTGGTTGAGCAGGTCGGTGAGCTTGCTGGATGAGTAGGTTGAAGTAGTCGACGCAGACGTGTCGTTGATGACCGTCGTGGACTGCAGCGCGGCCTTCAACTCGTTGATAGCCGCGACCAGCGAAGCCTTGGCCGTAGTAGTCAGCGCCGCTGGGTTGCCGACAGCCGCGTTCAGGGTTTTGACATCAGTGCCAAGCGCCTGAGCCAGCAGGGTCAGTTTGGTATCAAGGGACATGGTGGGGGTTCCTTACAGTTTGGCGATTTGATAAATCAGAGTGAGGTCTAAGTCGAAGTCATCGGTACCGGATGGCCCGGGCGGGCCGGGTGGACCCTGCTCTGCCGAGGTGGTGAGCACCTCGCGGTCGATAGCCGTGGTTTCCAGCACCTCGGCCTCGATGCCCGGCACCAGTTCGATGATTTCCGGATCGCTCATGGCGCCAGCACTCCCGGTTTCACGACGATCGTCCCGGTCATGACAAGGTCCACGCGGCGTGGCTCAGGGCCGGGCCAGCGCACTCTCAGGTTGAAAACGGCAGAACGCCGGGCGTAGGCTCGGGTGATGTCTGATTCGATACGGACGGTGAAGGTACTACCTGTCACGGCAATCCCAGTGCCAGTGGTCAGGAACAAGAGTGTATCCGTGGCCCCAGCATCGGCCTTGGCCACCAGTTCGAACTCGGCCCCGGTTAGATCGACAGGCTTACCACCCGCCGTCCACTGCCAAGACTTCTCGAAGGTGCAGCCTTGGGTAATCTCCAGTGGGTCGGGACGGGCATACGGTTTCATGGGGTTCCTAAAGCAAAAACGCCGAACAAGGTGAATTGTCCGGCGTCTGGTTGCTTCAGGGAGGTGGGAAGGGGTTCGGTTAAGTTATGATCAATCAACATTGATATGGAGTAAAAATTGGAATTACTTATTAATGCTATAACGGATTCTTGCTGGGCAACTAATACCTTTGGGGTTGGATTAATTGCATTAACAAGATTTTTTAACCATACAAAGATTGGATGGGCATTAGTTGGGCTTACTTTGGTTATTATTGCATTTGGAAATACTATTATAATGATAAATATCGGACAAAACCCGTCGCAACATATAGCTTCAATATTCAGTACGTTTGCACTTGGATCATTGGGAGTTCGTTTTATTGGAAACTGGATAACAGATGGTGCAAAGTGAATAACATGAAATACGTTATAGGCTAATCTCTCTAACTAAACAAAAAACACACTCTGGTCGTTCGGGTTATCTGACAGGAAGATCCTGTCCGGGGAGATGGCCCGGACATAGCTGGCGTTGGCGTTCTTGCGCAGGATTTTGTCTTCGGGGATAACCTGCTGGGTGGTCAGGTCGTAGTAGACGTGGTGGTCGACATGGCTGGTTGACTCACTGATCGTCAGCGGCATGACATTCAGGGTATGGCTGCCGTCCGAAAAACTACCGACATCAATATCGTCGGTGCCGATATCAATCCCGATCAGGCTGTGCGTGATTTCCAGCGCCGGAAGGTCGAAGCTGTCCGTGCCGTACGGCAAGATTTCCCCGGTATCTTGCCGACGCGACCAACCATCCTCTGCATTTTTCCGATGAAAATCAAACGAAATGGACCCGATTTTCTGGCTGAAGGTGTAGTCCTCCAGATAGTAGCCGTACTCGACGATGTACGGCGTCCCCATCGGGTGGCCCGCCCCGTCAGAGGTCGGATACGTCAGCTCTTCCCTGACTTTGACCATTTCGACGGTACTGGTTGTTCTGACATAGAAGTCGACCGGTACGACTTTGCCCGCTTCACTCAGGGTATAGAGCGGCCCTTTGTAAAAATACGTCCATCCCCCTTCTTCTACGTCAACCCGTACCCGTCCAAGCTGTTGAATCGTCATCGTCACGTCGTAGCGGGTCTTATTGATGCGGTACGGGTCACTGACATTGTCCGTACGGACCACGCTGGTCACGTTGACCTGGTAGTAATAGCGCCGGGTGCTTCTCAACAAGGCCGTCTTTCCATCTTTTGAGGCCATGACCCACTCGTAGTCGCTGTCATCGTCCTCGGTCTTGGTGATGGCGCTATGAACCACGACGTTGGGCTGGTAGGTGTACTCCCGGTCATCGGCGTAGCCTCCCGCCCCAACCGTGAGTTTCAAGACTTCGCCGGGAGCGATGGGGTACAGCCAACAAAGCCATCCACCACCAAGACGATGCTTGCCGCCATACACCGACATCTGCGGCCCGGATGTCCAGATATCGTTTCGGGCACCGGGCACGTTTTTAGGGGCGTTCGGTACCGTCGTGACATTCATGTACACGGGGCTGCCACCAGTAAGAAATCCACCATAATTATTCAGTTTGCAATCAAACGGATTGATGCCCTTCCATGGGAATGTTTGGCCGTCATCGCGGAATAGTGTTCCAGTGGTACCAAACCCGGTGATGCTTGAATATGGGGCATCTTTGTCTGGGGTAACGACGACATACCCACCGCCAATGAATCCGTATTGGGTCGGCTGGTCGATCATCATGCCCCCTGTTTGAAGGTGATGGTGACGGGTGACCCAGTGGGGTTTCCGCTGCTGTTTGACTCGGCAATGGTCAGGGTTTTGATCGGCACTGTTCCAATCCGGAACAGCCCGTCATGGGTAAAGTAAGGCGTGGTGTCGGTGGTGCTGTCGTAGAGCGTCCGGCCAGTTTCCACATAAGCGGCGGCCAGTCCCGCCGACGTCTGGCCAGTCCCACTACCTTCCGTTGCCTTGCCACGAAATATCCCGCCGGGAATGCCGCCGGGTCCGCTGGCGGGCGGTAGGCCGTTATCGGTCTTCTGGCTGGAGTGCCGGGCCAGTGCCCGGGCGACTTCGGCCGCTTCTTGTGCGCTCATTCGGGCCATGGTTACACCTCGTAGATTGCGTTGCTGACCAGGGAAAGGTTGGCGTACTGGCCATCGTCCAGTCCGGCATCTTCAACCTGCAGCCACAGTGCTTGCATGCCGGACACCACTTGCCCGATGGCCACGCTGGCATTGCCATGGGCGAGTTCTGAGAGTGAGTTGGCCAGTTTGACCTGGCTGGCCGGGAGTCCGGGTCCGATGGCCTGCGCCGTCAGGGTGATGGTTTCACCACTGGGTGTCATGGCCACCTTGCTGCCATCGGTACCGACCCAGATCCGGGTAACAGTGCCACCGGCCAGTGACAGGCTGGCAAGCGGCTGGCTACGCTCGGCATCACGATAAAAGCCGAATGTCAGGTTCATGAGCGGAACTCCAGATGATCGACAGGAATGGCCACCGACACGGTGTAGGCCAGTTCCCGCGAGACCGGGTCGGTGAGGTAGACCGGAATCTCCGGCACGGCGATGGCCACTTCATGGGGGTATTCCGAGGCGGCATCGCCACTAGCCCCCGTGGTATAGCCGGTGGTGCTGGTGCTGTACTGGCTACGTCCCTCAAGGCAGGTGCCCAGATCCGCGCTATCCGCCTGTGACTGGCTGGGCAGTGCCTCCAGCTCCGGGCTTTTTAGCGGGTCGCTGTCGACGGTGCCGACACCGATAAGGCCCGAGATGGCTAGCTCGACAGCAGCCAGTGCGCTACCCGCCGTCAGGTCGTAGGTTTCGGTCAGGCGGGCAATCTTGCCGCTGGCCAGCAGGTCGGGCCGGTCTACTGTGATCGCCCGCGAGGTGTCTAAAGCCGGGTTAATCGGAAGCGTGAATTTAACGCGGGTTAAGCGGTGGGATTCCAGAATCTGGCGCCGGGCAATGGCAGCCAGTGTCTGGATGGCCAGATTGGCGTCCTCTCGGGTGGCATCGGCCAGACTGGTGAGGTCGACCGAGGTGGTGCCCACTTCCGGTAGCATGGTGGTCGAGTCCGTCCAGGCTGAGGCGTCGAACGCACTGCTTCGGCATCGATGCTGGCGGTCTGCCCCTGTTTCTTCATCTCGCCCAGCGCGGTAATGCTGTCTGGTGCCTTAACGGTGATCCGCCAGCGCTCGGTCAGGGTCTGCACCACCCGCTTGGCAATGGCGATCACCGCCGACTCGCAGCGCGGATCGTCTTCGGGCTTGCCGGTGTAGTCGTTACGGTACCAAAGCACGGCGGCGGCATCGCTCGGGACGGTTTCACCGTCATGCAGATTGCCGCTGCTGTCGATATAGCCGACATAGTGCTGGCCTTGTAGCGGTGGCGTGTAGAACTCGGAGAGCAGCTTCCAGCCGCTGCTGTCGACCGCTGATTTGAACAGGCTTTTTTCTGGGAGTTTGTACGGCTTGCCGTTGTTGCCTTGGGCAAAGGCGGCATAGCTCATGCCCATCGACCGGTATAGGTGCGACGGTATTCGTGCAGGCGTGGATAGCGGTATTGCAACGAGCAGTCGACGACGCGCTCTTGCGCGGCCTGACCGATGATTGCCGTCCCTTTGCCATTCCGGGCAACTTGAAATGGCGTGCCCCACATCGTGCACTGGATAGTGCCGTAGGTGAGCGTGACGCACGGGGTATAGCGGCCATCGGCCGGGGTTTCGTGACCTTGGCCGACCAGTGGCCACCGGCGCCTAAACTGTGGCGGTCAAGGTCTGGCCACCGACCTTCACCGTTACGGTCATCCCGGGCGTGGCCACGCCGGTGAGTGTCGGCTGGGTGCTGGTGGTCAGGGTCTTGCCGTCCGACAGCTTGCAGATCGCCGTGGTGCTGATGGCCTGTTCCGACTCGTTGTCATTGGTGACCGGGTTGATCACCGACTTGTGGCTGCTGGGCTGAATCGACAGCGATTCATCGACGATATCGCCCGCATGCAGGGTCAGGCTGGACGCCAGCCCGGCCCATGGTGTCAGGCGCGGATTGCCGTAGACATCCAGATCATAGGCAGCGGGAATGGTAGAGAGACGGTCCGTGGCGTACTGCAGGCTGTCGGCGTAACGGGCAAAAACATGTTGAGACCAGTAGCCGCCCAGCAATGCTTCCAGCTCGGCCCGGCTGGACAGAGCCAGCGACTCGCTGCGCCGGTCACGGGCATGCAGGGTGACAAAGTCACGATCCTGGCCAAACTCGGGCGTGTCCACGATGCCGGTAAAGCGTCGCTGCCAGCTGGCCAGCACGTTGGGGCGCATCTCGACCACCAGTGGCTTGCCGGTCAGGTCAAACAAGCGTTGCCCGGTCAGCAGCAGCTTGACCGTGGCGATACGGGAGGCAGACTCCTCCGCTTCGATGACGACCGACCCGGTCAGGTGGTCGGTGATGTCCTGGTCAGCGAGTAGAACACGGATATCCCAGATCGTGGCGGCATCCGGCTGGGTATGGGCGACGGTGACCACCAGCGGCAGCGAAACGGTTTCGCCGGTGATGGATTCGCCTCCGGCCGTACCGAATGGCGCCGGCCAAGGGTCGTCAGGCCGAACATCACTGAGGCACTCCACCACTACCGCCTCCGGTATACCCCGGGGGAAGGTCAAACCACGGCATCTCACCACCCAGCAAGGTGGATTGCAAAACGACGTAAAAGAAACCGGTTCGATAACACAACAAAACAAGCGAAGTCGCGGTGGTGGTGTCATCAATCACAGGGAAGGTAAACGCTGATCCATCCGCATTTTTAATCGTGGGAGACCAACCGAGCACCGGCGCCCACTGATCGCCATTCACGACATAGGGAAAGCATGTCGGGGCGGTATTCATCAACTTCTGCAGATCGGCGGAAAAAACCGGCATGTAAACACGGCTACCTGCTGGCATGGATGTCCACGGCGTTTGTGCAGAAGTTGCCATGTCAGGTAGCTTACCACTGGCAATCCGTCCGGCCCTCGGGCAATACAAGATAAATTTCCGCCGGAATGTTTTCCCGCCATCGATCCATTCGACAGCGATATACGCTGACGAATATTGGCGATTTAACAGTGCGGTATCCAAGGTGATCCAGTCTGCGAGCGGGGGCACGCCCGTCCCGTCCCAGTCCGCGCTTAGTGTCGTTTCCCAGCCGTCGAAATAGATTGGCTGGCCATTGATGGCCTCAACTTCCGGGGAAAAGTTTGGATTAGGCGTGCTCATCATTCTTCCTCTATGGTTATGGTCCAGCCCCATGTGGCCGAGCGCGGGTCGGTGTCTTCCGTGAGTTCCAGATAGCCGGTGAGCCGGGGCCAGTACACATACATGCCGTCGCGGATGACGCCGGGAACATCCGGGCGTTCGGAGACCGGAGTGCCAATGGGCACGGCACGCGGGGCAACGCAGTCAATGGTGTGGACGATGCTCCGATCCGGTGGCGGCCAGCGGGAGCGGCGTCCAACCGGTGCCGGACAGTTCGCTACGCAACTTGCTCCAGCGGGATTGCAAATGGCCACGGCCATTGCTCATGCGCGTCAGGGTGCGTCCGCCAAGGGTCTCGTACCGCTGGGTGACTTTAACGGCGGATTTAACCGGGATTAACACGCCGTCGATGCCGAATGTCAGGGCATAGTCGTGGATGTTCATGGTGTCAGCCCCTCTTCAGGTTCATGAGTTTGGCGGCAGCCACCAGCTGTTTCACCGCATCCTCGCTACCGGAGAGCGGGACCGGGTCGGACTGGCCGGGAAAATGCAGGTTGATCGCCCGCAGGTTAGAGCCGGAGGCACTGACCGGGGCGTCTTTGAGGTGTGGCAGCTGGGGCAAGGGATTGAAGGTAGGCAGGTTCGAGACCAGTCCGCCGGTGTCATAGCCACGCCAGCCTTGCAGGGCTTTCAGCCCATACTGGTTGATTTGGGCAAACAGGCCCAATGCGCCCGGCTCACGGGTGACTTCCTGACGCATCACAAACTCATCGGCGTGAACAACACCGGCGGGCGTGTATTTGCTACCCGGCCCGGTCCAGCCACCACTATCAAACCCCTTGGGGGCAGCAGCAGGTGCCGTGGCGGGACTGCCGACCTGCTGTGTGTTCACCGTCACTGTGACGGTTTTATCCGACAGCTTGGCAATCTGCGCTTCCAGATCCTCAACGTCTTTGCGGGCTTTTTCCGTATCAGCAGAAACCGTGACACGGGCTTCTTTACTGATCAGCGCACTGAGCCGGGTTTCCAGATCGGTGATGGCGGTTTTTTGTGCCTCGATGTCCTGCTTGGCTTTTTCACGGTCAGCCACCAGCTTTTCAGCCTCGGCCTTTTTCGCGTCAATCTCATCCGTATAGGTCTGGTCAACCAGGGCATTGGCCCGCTTGACCTTATCCATCGCGGCACCGTTGTCTTTCAGCTGTTCCGCCAGACTGCTGGCTGCATCGGCCAGTTTGCGGGCACGGGTAAAGTCACCAGCAGCCCGAGCCGCATTGGCCGTGCTCAGATTGCTGTCGACCTCGCCCCCGATGTCCTTTTGCTGATCCTCTTCAGACATCCCCTTGCGCTGCAGATTGCGGAGCTTGGCGGCACCGCTGTCTCTGGCATCGAGCTGGGACTCTTGCAGCTTCTTGATGTCATCAGCGACTTGCTTCTCTTTTTCGGCAATCTTTTTCAGGTCTTCTTCGCGCTTGCGGACGCGTTCGTTACCGGTTTTGATTTCTGCCTTGAGAACGTCCTGTTGCAGCCGGTTAGTGGTGTCGACAATCTTCTGTTCTTCTGCCGTTAGCCGGACACCGGTCTGGATTTTATTGGCAATGGAATCCTCCATGGCCTTGCGCTCGGCTTCAGCCTGTTTCTTCAAATCCTTGGCTTCAGCATCCGCCAGTTCCTGCCGAGCCAGTTGAAGCTTGGTGGTCAGTTCCTCACGCTTTTGCAGGGTTTTGTTCAGTTCCTCGGACTGGTCAGCCGCCTGCCCATACAGACGGGCCGAGCGGGCGGCATCCAGTGCTGACTGAGAGGTTTTGCTTGGGTCGGTGGCATCCTGCTGTGCAGTACGTTTAGCCGTTACCGCATTCCAGTACGATTGAGCGGCATGGATGCTGTCGGTGTAGTCCTTCCGTTCCGCCGCGTTCATAGCTGCAATTTCACTGGCCGATTTCAGCCGGACGTCTTTGTATTTCTCGTTATCTTTGATCGCAGCATCGATGTCCGCTTTGCGTTTGGCGTCCGCATTCTCAATGTCGCGGTTTTCCTGATATAGCTTGTAAAGCGTAATAATTTGGTCGATCAGTACGGCATACGCAGCCAAGTAAGCAAGAGAGGTGGCAATCCCTGTAACCGCCATTCCAATGTTCTTCAGGCTTCCAACCACCGCTGGAGCCATAGAGCTAAGGTTGGCGGCACCACTCGCCATACTGGCCAGCGTGCCCACGCCACCAGACTTGGCCAAGTCCATCGCGGCGGCAGAAACAGATTTGATTTGGCCGAGAATGCCCGTCACCGTTTTGATGACATCGCCCCCCTTGAGCACAAAGCCGTCCATCACCCCCATGACGCTGCCAAGCCCAACTTTCAGGCCGATGAATTCCACCAGTAGCGTGCGCAGCGCCGGGGAAAAGGCCAGCGCGGCACTGACGCTGATCAGCCCGAGCGTTATATCTTTGATGACCGGATCAAGCCCGTTCAATCCGTTTAGCAGATCCCGGATGAACTGGACGACGGGTAGCCCGGCGGTCGCCAGCTTCCCAAGTTCCAGCATGAGATCCTTGATGGCGGTCACAAACTCATCGACCTTGGCTTTGTCCGAGGCCTGGACAATGTCGAAGGCACCCTTGGCCGCACCGTTGGCGCCCTGCATGCGGCCAACCTCGGTATTCAGCATCCGGTAGTTATCTGCCAGCGCCATGACCCCACGAGCCGCCTCACTATCCGGGACGATGGTCCGGATCAGATCGATGCCGATATGCTTGTCAGCAATCTGGCGGATGGTGTTATCCAGCCCATTCCATGTAATGCCTAATGCCCGGAGTTTTTCCTTGGCCTCGCCCGTTGGGGCGGATAACTGATAGATGGCACCGTTTACGGCCGTAATGGCTTGTGGGGTCTGATAGCCATTTTTGGTGAGTACGGCCAGTGCGGCCCCCAACTCTTCAAACGACACACCACCAGCCTTGGCCGTTGGCAGGACCAGGCCAATCGACTGAGCCAGTGCCGGAAAGGTCGTTACCCCGTCCTTCACGGTCTGGAACAAGACGTCATAAACCTTTGGCAACTCGCTGACGCTTTTCCCATACGTGTTCAACACGCCCAATCCGACCTGTACGGACGTGGATACATCGGTAAAACCGCCCTTGGCGGCCATGGTCGCTTGCCGCAATACGGCCAGAGCTTCGGAAGGATGGTCAAAGTCACGGCTACCAAAGACATCCGCTAACGCATTGGCGGACTGGGTGGCATCGACCCCCATTTCCCGGCCATCTCGCGGACGTTCTTCGTCAGCATCTGGACCGGTTCCAGTTGCCCATCCAGTTGCGTGGAGACCTTGGCCATGGCCGTGCCAAAGTCGAGGTACTGACGCACGGATTGCTGGGTAATGTAGGCCGCCCCTAGCGAAGGGACCAGCTGTTGGGCTGCACTAGGTAAAACCGTACTGCCCGGACTTCCGGCCCCCTTGGCTTCAGCCCGTAACTCTGCGATTCGTGCCTTGGCGGCACTAGCTGCCCGCTCAAGTTCTTGCGTGGATACCGTTCCCGACTGTGCCAGCCGGGCATAGGCAGCAGAGACCAGATTGATTTCACGCTGCAAATCTTTCTGGCTGCGGATGGCCAATAGCTGTTCGGCTCTGACGATTCTCTGCGACTGATTGACCCGTTGTGACACCGTGGCCACCACCGTCGCCATGCGCTCCTGCTCGGCCGACAGGTTGTGGGTATCCACGCCAGCCGCCGACAGTTCCCGCCGCAGGCCAGACACGGCCATGGTGCTTAAGCCCGCATTTTCAGTTCGGTCTGGACCAGTTGGCGCTCGGCCGTGGCCAGCTGGTTTTCCAAGTCCTTGACCGGCTTGGTCACCGTGGCCAGCTGAGACTTGTAAGCCGCCAGTGCCTCCTTGTTGGCGGTGTACTCGCTGGCGCTTTTCTCCATCGCCGCTTTATGCTGACTCAGTGCGGTGGTGGCGCTATCCAGTTGCCGTTTGGCCTGTGCAATTTCCCCCGCAAAATCTTCTGCTGTCCCTCCGGCCTGGATCGCTTCCTTGCGGATGCTGGTATAGGCCGACGTGGCGGTTTTCAGGGCCTCTTCCAGCGGTTTTAACGCCGAGCGTTGATGCCCCACCTCAACCGCGCTTTGCCGGGTTGTCAGTTCAACTGCCGCCATCGCCTGCTGGAATTGCTGCAAGGGTGCCCGAGCGCCTGCCAAGGCCAGCTGGTAGGAAGCCGTCTGCTCTTTCAGCTTGAAGAACTCTTGTGCCGCCTGCTTGGCACTCTCCTGTGTTTTCTCAAATAGCTGTATCCGGGACGCCTTGTCGGACATCCCCTGCAAGGCCTGGCTGTACTTTGCCTCGGCCTGACCAATGGCCGAAACGAATCCGGCGACATTGGCATTGATGACGTATTGCAGGGTCTGTTGGGTCATGATCGGCTACGGTTTAACTCGTTGATGGCGGCCATAAAAAGCCGCCATGGGTAAGTGAGCGCATTGGGATGGCCTGCTGTGATCACGGCGCACAGCATGGCTTCAAACGTTTCTAGCTGTTCGTCCACTGAAGGTTGGACAGTGCCGTGATCTCCGCCCGCTGTTTCGCTTCCTCCAGCCGGGCCAGCATCCCGAAAAAAGCGGGTTCAGTGCCCGGCAGTGATCCGCAATGGTTTGCAACTCGGACTGGTTAAAGTCAGCCAGCCCGGCACGGTCCAGCCCGGTGATCTGACGAACGGCGGCCAGATCCACGCCGGGCAGCAGCATCTTGTCCAGGATGGTGTCGGCCTGCTGCTCCGGGGACATGGCCTGCGGGTTGGCTTGCAGCGACGAGTCGATGAGCAACTGGCGGATATCTGCCACCGTCAGTTCGGTGACGACGATGGTCTTGCTTAAGCGATTTCGTGGGTTTTTTGCACAACGGATGCTCCATGGGGCGGGCACGGTGTTCCGTGCCCGGAGGGGTTACTTCATGAGGGTTTCACGTACCCACTGAGAGAGGCCATCACCGGTCTGCAGCGGGTCAGACAGCACTTCGAACTTCAGACCGGCCCCACGGAAGTCCTTGCCCAGCAGGGCATACTTGTCGGCAAAGCCGAACTTGCCCCGGAAAATCTCCACGGCCACCTCTTTACGGTTGGCCTTGTTCACCCCATGGAAGATGAGCGAACGCTCTTGGCTGGAGCTTACCAGCCAGTTGACGATGTTCGCCTGCTTGGCCTTGTAGCTGACCTTGATCTTGGCGCCATCAGCGATAGCGCCACTTTCCAGAACAAAGATACCGGCAGCGGTCGGCAGGTAATCTTTACCGGCCACGTAGGGGTCCGGATTCGTACCGGCTTCATCGGTCACAATAAAGTCACCGGCACCGATGTTTTCCAGCGGAACCAGCGTGCCCTTGTAGACAGTCTGTACTTCATCAGAGATAGCCTCTTCCGCCCGCGTGGTGGCCACGCCCATGGTCATCTCAGCGATGATTTCCGGCTGGAAGGTCTTGATGTCCAGATCCAGCGTGACGGCTTTCACTGAGTACATCTTGTCGTAGTTACCACGGCCGCTGTACGCGTCCGGCAGTTCCCCGGGTTTCCTGCTCAATTGTCAGGTTGGCGGTATCGACCATGGCAAACGGCTTGTACTTTTTTTCGCCGTAGGCCGACATCAGCATCTGGCCGGATACCGAATAGGTGTGTTTTTCAGTCGAGGTAAGAATCGGTGCGTAACTCATGCTTCATGCTCCGTAGTGGGGGTAACGGTTGCCTTGGTTAAGGTGGCTTGGCGATTTTGTGGCGGTACAGCCGGGCAGCGGTGCTCGAAGACACCACCAGCTCATGGCCAACCGGATATTCGGTACCGGCGTTTTTGTGCACTTGTAGCAACTCAACGCGCTCGCGCTGGGACGATCCAGCCATGGGTGCCTCCTTTCAGGCGTAAAAATCGGCGTTAAACATCAGCGGGAAATACCCCCAGTCACTGAGGTACATGGCAGCGGGAGGCGTTGCCGCTTGTAGCGGGTCATATAACGCGGTGTCCGGGGTCCAGCCCAACATGGCATCACGGACGCGCGCCAGCAGCTGGCCCGCCTTGGCAATCAGTTGATCCGGACTACCCTGTACGGCGACCACCACCATCCACTGCTGCACGATATGGTTCATGCCATCCATGCTCTGGCTACCGGATGGCACCCCATCCCGGACATAGATCACATACAACGAGGGAGAGATTTGTTCGCCACTGGTGACATCGCTCATCTCCCCGCGCAGGGCGATTTGGCGCACGTCACTGATCTGCTGTTTTAGCTGGGCCACGATGGCTGGCCCCAGCGCGAGGTGATCCGGGCGCATCAGTAGTCCTTCATGCTGTGGCGGGAGAACTTGCGCCGGAGGGCTACCATGACGACCTTGCCGGTCGAGCTGACCGGGGTTTCCGGCACCGGCAAGCCCAGCGAAACGACGCCATTGGCCACGTCCTTGAGCCACTTGATCCCATCGTCGTAGCGCTTGGTCACTTCCTCGCCGGGCTGGCTGGCATAGAGGAAATAGCGCACCAGATCAGCGGCCACACGTTCCAGCGAGCCGGGCACAAACGGCACCGGCAAGGTGTAGCGCTTACCCAGATAGGAATTCACCAGCTCGGTGGCATCGCTGATGGCGCGGGCGACCTTGCCCTGGTCAACTTCGCCGGTATTGGTCGGGTCGGTCACCCGCAACAGGAACTCACGGCCGAAGCGATCTTCGAGACCTTGTTGGGTGATGTAGGGAGTAGAAGTCGTCATGCCCGCATTGTGCGGGCATGGGGGAAATGGCAAAGGCAGGAAGGGGTTCGGTAAGCGTACTGAATGTACGTGGTATATTAATCAATCAGCACATGATTATTCATTTATGATAAACGGTCATATGACTGTCAAAAATTTCATGAGAAAAAACAGGAGAAAAAGGTGAGAGAAAAATTATTTCTAACCCCGGAGACAGAGTCTTGGGTAATTTCCGCTCTTGTAAAGAATGCTGATGTTGGAGAGGGAACCTACTCATTTGTACTGGATGCGGAAGAGAATGGATACGTTGTGAAATTAACCTGCTCAGAAGCAGACTACAAAGCGCTTGTTTACTTTAGCTGTACTAATCCACATTTCCCGGTAGTAGTTAAGCATGCCGCAAATCAGGTAAAAGATAGAGCATCTTGTTTATACCATGCCGTCATGATGGAAAAACTAATCACATATCCACCTGAAGCCAACGTTATCGCCAATCATCTTAACGGCATGAATAACAAACGCAACCCTCTTTCACTTATTTCTACTGCAGAGAATATAAATAAAGGGAAATTCAATAAATACCCAATTTCGCTGCGGTAGGCTTTACATAACCTATGAACATATGCACATAAAGAAATGCAACTCGTCGAGTTAAATCAGCTTAGCAACTGGGGGAAACGTTCAGATGGAAGCCTAGTTATCTTAGATTTAGTGCATTCGAGAAATGAGTAGTGGGTTAATTGATTACTGTTTTTTGGCCTTGTCATTAATTACCCGTACAACAGTGATCTGATAAGGCTTGATTTCATTTGTACGACCAATTGGTTTAGAGTTCACAACAACATCTGCCCTTACTGTAAACTTTCCAGCTAAGTCTGTTGGCAATACACCTGCGCCAAGTACCACTTTTACACGGCGATCAATAAGACCGGTATCAGTCCAGCCCAGCCTTGTTCCTTACTATCTAAGTTAGTCGCTCGAATGTTGAGATCTACATCTGGATAGCTTCGCTCAGTTGGCACATCTTCGATTTTTAGGGTGCTAGGCGCCTTCTGCACAATATCTGAAGGAATGGAAAGTACATCCTGATTTTCCATTGTGATACTTGCTGTGCTGTCACTTTTAGCTGGCTTTACGAACGCGACTGCATCTTTTGCCAGCCCCTTTTTGTCGGAGATAGCTGATTCAACAATGGCCGTCAATTGTTCTGGCTTCAGACTTGCTTGATCCGCCCCAATATTGATAATGACATTGTTATTAATGTTAATGGCTTTCGCCGCTTCCGGGCTCTGCATTGCTACAGCTGCTTTGTACAGTCCATAGCCAACTATAGCCGGGACAAGGGAACCGATCAGTATGTTACGGGTCACTTTTTTCCTGCCTAATGTTTCGCGTATACGAGTTAAGAACGCATCGACTTCTTCTTGATCCTTGAAGAAGATCTTGAGAATGATGTCTTCGGTAAGACTGCCCGTCTGGATCTCTTCGACATAAATGTCCATATGTTCAATAGGGACTGAAGTCACAGCGGTAAGCGTCTTTGGTAAACGTTGCAGTATCCTCTCCAAGGCGACAAGAGAGGATGCTATTTCATGGATCGGGACCGGCTCCTTGTTGGAGTAGTGAACTCGGTGCAAAACTTCCAGTGCAAAAATCCGTAGTCATGTGCAGGTATCATCATTTGATTTTTAGATGATATTAGCATTAATCCTATAAACCCTTAAGCAAATTGCGGTGACATCCGCCATACATGCCCCCCTCCGGTGATGTATGGCGTTCTTTCCCCTAGCTAAAATTCCGAATTACCAGCTCCCCCGTTTCCTTACGGGTTGCTGCCGTTCCTCCCACCGTATAGCAGATCCCAACCCGCTCCATGGCCAGCCCGGCAAACACTTCCCGCATGGCAGGTACATCATTGATGGAGATGATCATCTTTCCTTTGATGGTTCTGGCCAGTTCGGCTAGGAGTTGGTATTGCTCCATGCCGAACGCGTTGCCATAGCCCTCGGTCTGCCAGTACGGCGGATCGCAGTAGAACAAGGTATGGGGCCGGTCGTACTTCGCTACGCATTCGGCCCAGTCCAGATGCTCAATGTACGTCCGGGCCAGCCGTAGGTGGGCGTTTGATAGCTCCTCCTCGAGGCGCAGCAGGTTCAGCCGGGGCGCACTGGTGGTGGCGGTGCCAAAGGTTTGGCCCGTCACTTTTCCACCAAACGCCATTTTCTGCAGATAAAAAAACCGGGCTGCTCGCTGGATATCGGTCAGAGGCTCCGTGCGGGTCAGTTGTAGCCACTTGAACATTTCACGGCTGATCAGGGACCATTTGAACTGCCGCACGAACTCTTCAAGGTGGTGCTGTACCACCCGGTACAGGTTCACCAGTTCGCCATTCAGGTCATTGATGACCTCGGTTTTGGCGGGCGCCTTCATGAAGTACAGCGCGGCAGCGCCACAGAACGGTTCGACATAGCAGGCGTGTTCGAGGAACAGCGGCAGGATGTGCTTGGCCAGACGGCGTTTGCAGCCGATCCATGGCACAAGGGGGTTAGCGTTAGGCATCAGGTATGTCCTTTTTATTGGCACTCCCGGTGCTCGGGTCGTGGCTCGTGGCCCTGAAATGATTTAGTGCCCGGCATCGCGGGCACTTGATGGAGAGTTCGGTATAGCGGCCTTCGGCCAGTTTGCGGCCGCAATGGCCACAGCGGATGTCTTCCAGTGGGGTGTTCATACTCTGCAATGCAAATAAACCCGCTAAACTGTTCAGGCTTTCGTGCACGAAAGTGACAGCCTCGGGTTGGCTTGCAGCTCTACTCTGCGGGTCAGCTGTCCGGGTGGGTGTTAGTCGCACCCACCCGGTCGCTGTCTCTCTATCGCCTTCCGGCGACGCTTACTTCAGCTGCAATTCCACCAGCACACCCGGACGCAAGCACAGCGGCAACGGGTTGGATTGGGTGTGCAGATCCACGCCCCGGTCAAAGTCGGTGTTCTTGATCTTGGCGTAGTAAGGTTGGCCGATGGTGCCCACCGCTTCGATAAAGTCACCCGGCGCATCGTAGATGGCAAAGGTCGACATGGTGCCCAACGGCACTACATGGCCACGGCCAGATGCGATCAAGGACACCGAAGTCTTGCCATCTGCAGTCGGTACTTCACCGGTGTACTCTTCGAAAGTAACGCCACCGAATTTGAATCCACTGCGCGTATCGCCCCCCAGTGCTTCTTGCGCCGCCGCCCAACCAAAGAAGGCTTTTTCTACGTTCGGATGCGTGGTGAAAGCATCAAAGAAGTCTGCATCAACCCAAGCCTTAATGCCGTTGGACACGTCGCCCAGCAGGTTCTTTTCAACGTGGCGGCAGATATCGGCGCAGGCCTTCTTCACATTGAAGGCCGGGTCCGATAGTTTGAACTCGATCACCTTCTTCTGAATGCCGAATTCCTTGAAAAGGTCATACATCAGCTGGCCATCGCCATCCAGAATCTGGCCCTTTGCCGCGCCCAACATCATCCATTCACGTGTCAGGTCATGGCGAGACTTCATATCCTGCAAGTGGTCGTTGACCACGCTGGCTACATCGGCCACCGTCAAGGTGTCGCTGCTGCCAAAGGTGCGAGAACCAATCAGATCGGCCGCAAGAATGGTGTCGTCGTGCGGGATATGTGGCACACCGAAGTAACGGACGTTGCGCGGGTTACGTTTGGTCCGTTGACCCGGACTACCGACGTCCTTGTTGGCCAGCAGATGGATGCGGCCTTGGGCGTATTCGATGGCAACGGTACGGGTGTTGATCCCCTTGCCCTTAAAGATGCCGCTTTGGCCGACCTTGGAGAAGGTATTGGGCAGCAGCTTGATGGACTCGGTCAGGCTGGCGACGTTAAAGCACGGGTCTTTCAGAATGTCCGCAAGCGATTGGGGCATTGTGTTGTTCCTTTATATAGGAGTCGGTGGCGACTATTCGCCAGCACGCTCGGTGATACGGATGCCACGCGCCGACAACTGGCGATAAACGTGGCGATAATGGGCGGGCGAGGCAGACTGGGCCTCACTCAGGACCGGTAGCGAGTCGAGGGCAATCACGCAGTCACCGGCTGCAATGCTTCGGCATTACGCGAGGTCACGCCCGCGTCGGCAGCTGGCAAGTCATGGCGCAGGACGCCCAGCACAAAGGCCAGCGGGTCACTCGCGGCGGCAGACCAGTGGCACGGCCAGCTCATCATCCAATGAGGCCACACCGAGAATGGTGCCACTTAAGAGAGCGTCCGGGCCGACCTGTACGGTTTCGCCGTATTCGTCCGGTTCGCCACACAGCGGAATTTGCGGTGGCAGCTGTTCAGTCACGGAAGGCATACTCTTCTCCTGTTAGTGCGATGCAGCTCGCGCCTTGGCATTGGCGAGCAGCGGGTTGTCGTGGGGTTTTTCTTGCTGGCTGTTCATCGCACGGCTGGTAGCATCCGTACCGGGCTTGACCACGACCGGCGCTGTTTTGATGAAGTCCTGGAAGGCGCTCATGTCGGCGCTACACATGGCCTTGTAAAAACCACGGCTGGTAAGCGCGATCTTGCCTGCCGCCACCGCGTCATCCAGCTGCTTGTCGATTTCCGCCTCGGCCGTACCGGCCTGCAGCTGCCGCAGCGAGTTGGCCACGCGTTCGTATTCCGCCTTCGGCACAAAGCCGGTCATGATGCTGCTGGTCACGGCTTTCAGATCAGCATCGGCCGCTGCACCGGTAACTTGGCGCAAGCTATTCATCGCGGTGGTGGTATCGGCACTGGCGGACTGCAGCGTTTTGATCGCCTCAATCACCGCTGCGGCATCTGCCGCCGGGTCCAGTCCGAGCAGTTCAATCAGTTGTTTCAGCAGGTCCACAGAGGTCTCCATTGAGTTAAGGGCACGTAAAAACAGGTTCGGGACATTGACGATGGCCACGGATATCAGCTTGACGATGCGGCCCGTAGCATCGAAATCGAATACCGGCGAGAGATAGCGATACTTTTTAGCGATGACTTTCTCGGCCCCCTCCGCGACCCATTCGACACGCGCCCAGATCGCACCATCACGGACCTCAAGCTGCTTGATCCATCCGGCGGCCTCGGCCTTGGTACCGGGTCCGCAGGTCTGATGGTTGTAGTCGACAACGGGATCAATCCCCGCCGCCTGGTCAGCGGCAAAGGACTGCAAGATGGCCGGAACATTGCTAAACCATGGCCCACGCCCATCACGACCTTTAAACGTCCCGGCAGGAATGACCTCTACCCACTCGGGAGCCGAGTCACCCTCTGGCAACGAAAGGGTCAGCGCGTTAATGGCCCTGCCAGCGGATGGCATGGCATTGATGGCCCGAAAGAGTTTTGGAGTGGTGTTCATGCCCCGCATTGTGAGCGGGGAGAAATTGGGAAAAACGGGGGAAAGGGTTCGGTAAAACCGAGTGGGGATTGCTGCGTACCCTGTCGATAGCGTTAAAACCCCGTTAAAACTTTCAGGACGGCATTAGGACTGCCATAGATAAGCCATTAGGCGATGAGGATAAAACAGTGCGCTGTCGGCCATTTGTGCGGCTCAACGCCCCTCATCGTCAAAGTGCCGCCCCAAGATGGCCAGCAGCTCCGCTTCAGCGACGGGTGCCAGCTGGCCAGTCTCATCTACCGGCAGATAGGCCCGTGCCGGGATATACACGCCAAGGCCTCGGCCTGCCCGGCCACCCAGCTGTTGGATGGCCGCATAGGCATTCAGGCCATTACCCCATGGGCCGAAGGTCAGATGATCCGGTCCCGCCTCAAAGCTGAAGGCGTACTGGCGCAGATTGTTGGTATGGCCCTGCAGGATTTTCTTGCTTAAGCTAGCACGGTCTGGCCGCGCTTGGATAGCGAGCCATCTTTCTTGAAGTTCTTCTTGCCGCCGTGCCGGATATACGCCGCCAGTGTCGTCGGGGCGTTCGGCTCCCAAGGCTGGCCATGCCAGTCCTTCTGTTCGGCAAAGCGCTGGTCGGTCTCTGCCTTTGCCCACTCGGCAAAGTCCAGCAGTGCCGGGCGCAGGTTGTGGGCTTGCGCCAACAGTTTATCCAGTGCCGGCCAACACTGTCGTTGACGACTTTGATTTCGAAGCTGTTGTCACTCATAATGAATATAGGCCGTGCAGAAGTACGTGAAATATCGCATTACGTACTGCAACCCCGAAAGGGCGTGCACACGCAGGGGGTGGCGTCCTGCCTGCACGGCTATCCTCCTCATATGATCCGCCGATACAGGGCCGGGTTATTCAAGTCCCGTAAATCCACATAGCCCAATGTGGTCAATGTATTTGTCTGCATGGGTATACGCTTCCCGTTCCGATCCTTGTCTTTCACGCGGTAATTTGCATTGATCACGGCTTTTACGTACCGCTTCTCATCCGGGCTTTCCATACCGCTAGATAGATCGGCTCAAGCTGGTCATTGCTTACCTGCTGATAGACCCGTTCAGGCTCCCACATGCCAATAATTGTCTGCATGGCATCGTCCGGGGTAATCCGCTTGTCTGCCTTGGCCCCCGTATCCCGCAAAGCATGTTTCACCTCGCTGTCATCGACCGATACCACTGCCGTGGCCAATGACTCGCCGGTGGCCTGCTCAATCTTGTCGACCAGTTGCGGTGACAGTCCGCCAATATGGATGCGCCGTTTGGTTGGCCGGTAGCCCGCTGGGTCCGGGTAGATCTGCTGGACCAGCGGTTGCCAGCGTTCCTGGACGATCTTGTCCAGTGCCTGAATGTTGTCGACTGCGCTCTGAATGGCTGCCGCCCCGATCCGGGCGGACGTTGTCGCGGCCTTGTCCAGCAGCAGGCGGCCAAGGTTCGCTTGTCCCGGGGCATAGTCCCACCCGTAGTCGATGCCGTCGGGAACGGACACCGGTCCATCTGGCGTGTCCTGCTCGACGTACTGAATGGCCGGGGCTGTGTCAGGTCCAGTCTTGCCGTATTTCTCGCGTAGTTCTTTCTCGGAGACGCCGTAGACCGTGCACTGGCAGCCCCAACCGTTTGGCGGATAGTGGGTTTGCCACCACGGATCATCGGCTCGCAGGATCAGGCCGTTCCGTGCTAAATGCTGCGGCCGTGGATGCAGGACTGAATCGGAGTGCCGGTAGCGCCAGTACGGCCGCGCTTTCAGCATGTCCGGGTCGGTCAGCTGCTGGTAACGGCCAGCGGCATAGCTGGTCTGCAGATTGGTCTGGTAGATGACGCGGGTTCGCCAGTTTCGACCACCCTTATAGTCCCAACCATGCCGGGCGACGATGTCGTCAAACCCGGCCCGGAAATCTTCCAGCGTCGACTGGCTAAGCAATGGCCTTATCGACTTCCTGCCGCAGATCCTCCAGCAGATCGCTGGCCATAGCCCCGGCCACGACGAACGAACGGTCGTGCTGGGCCTTCATGATGTCGGTCCACTGTGCAGTCGGCAGGTTCAGCTTCTGCCGGAAGTAGTCCATCTGAACCGTCCACGGCTGCTTGAACACCGCGCCCAGCAACGCATCATCGGCCATGGCGGACCTCATAACGACCGGCCAGCTCTGCCAGACTAAAGGCGGTGTTCATTACCCGCTGCAGCTCGGTGGTAGGCAAGTCACCAAACCCATTGATCAACCACGCCCGGAACGACGCCAGATCCGGGGCATCGGCCAGTGCTTGGCGAATGACCTGAAGAATGGCTTCCATCGGGTCGGTAGTCTCGTTGGTAAGCTGTTCAATTAGCGGTGCCATCGGGTCAGCCGGTCCCGGCTGCAAGGCGTTAGTCGCCCGATAGTGATTCATCGCCGCTTGGGTCTGAGGGGCTGGCACATCAACCGGAACCATCAGCGCTTCGCCTCTTTGGGGCGTTCCAGACCGAAGCGCTCATAGGTGGACTCCTGACCGACCGGCAGGCTTAAGCACGCACCAGCTTATCCACCACGGCTTACCAATGCGGTCAGGTCTTCCGGTTTGTTAATCCGCAAACGAATGGCCGGGTACTTTTTCTGCGGCCCCAGATTCAGGTCCACCACCGGCTTGACGTAGTCGCGGACCAGCGTGGCTTCCAGCTGCTTGACGTCGGCGTCCAGAATGTCTTCGCGCACTTCGTTATGGACCTTGCCCAAGGCATAGGCGCCACCGCCACTGCTTCCGCCGGTGTTGGTGGCAAGCGTCTGGCCAAGGACGATCTTGCTGGTCTGCTTGTCGAAGTATTCCGTCAGGCGGGCATAGATATCGACCGAGGCGGTTTTATTACCGGCGTCGACAAAGTCGATTTCCATGTTTTTGGGAATGGCAGCGGCCGCATCCGTGCCGAGGCTACGCAGGGCCGTCAGCAGGGTTTCAATGTCCTGCGGCGTGGCCGAGACATCGTATTTGCCGACACGCAGCGGCTGGCCATACGCCTCGGCAAACGTGACCCAATCCTTGATCGCGTAGTTGCTGAACAGAAAAGCCCAGCACGCCATGCGGGCCAGACCGCCCCGGATCAGTACGCCCGACTTGGCCTTGACCTTGTGGGTGATGAATTTGTAGGGGGCCAGCGGATCGCCGTAGATGTTGGTATCCGAGCGCAGATACAGGGTTTCCGGGTCTTCGCGTCGGGTTTGCAGCCAGTACGGTTGCAGATAGGACAAGCCACGCGGCATCCACTGCCGGGCACTGGTTTCCCAGTCGATCTCATGCACGCTGAAGCCCTTGCCGATGGCGTCCAGAATATCGAACAGGTTTTCACTGATCGGGGCCAGCGCTTCTTCCACCAGTGCGGCGGCCTGCTGACTGGCGGCATCATCGCCTACTCGACGTACAGCTCCAGACCAACCAGGGCACGCTTGCGAGTCGACAACTCGGAGCCATAGTGCAGGTACTTCTCTTCCATGTCCTCGGCCAGCCGCAAGTAGGCGCTGGCATCACCGTTCACCGCCTGACGCAGCATGTGACCCAGCAATTCCGGGTCAAGGCCATGGCTGGCAGAGGCAATGATCTGCCGTACCCCGGTGGTGGTCGGGGTGGCGATGGTGGTTTTTAACAGGCCAATGTCAATCGGCTGGCCATCTGGCCCAAGAATTCGCGCCATGTTTTGCATTCCTCGTTGTTACCAGGTGCCGCGCCCGAATCGGGCTGATGCCGCAAACTGTCCTCGGCCGATGCCCTTGTAGCCTTTGGTTGCCAGTGGCGCGGCATCAATCACGCGGGCCGCGTACCGGGCCAAGGCCACCGCAACGGCCACGTCACCGTGGCGCTTTCCCTTGTCTTCGCCGGTGGTCCGGGTGTCCGGGATGCGCGGCACCCCGTTGATGATTTGCACTGCCCGCAGGTCGGCCAGCACATCCTTGTCTTTCGGCAGGCCATCCAGATCGCCGTCTTCCAGCGCGGCTTTGACCGGCGGCATGTTCTCCCGGTACCACCCTTCGGACAGCATGACCTGGTGGATGCGATCCGCGCCGTAGCGCTGCATGGCCACCTCGGCCAGAAACTGGCCGTTACCCCGCGCATCGAAGGCACCCCCGGCAAAGCCCGGCAGGGCATCCAGCAGATGGAAAGTGACTTGCTCTTGTTGGCGGAAGGGCACGTTGCGCATTTCCAGAATGAACGGCACGCGCCGCACCAGGTTCTGCAGTTCGATCAGCGGCACATGGACCGACAAGTCACCGCTCCGGGCGAAGTCTTCCCCGTCAAAGCTGCGGACATCTTTGGGAAGTTTGTCCAGCTCCGGTTGGAGCACTTCATCAATCCAGTCCTGGCAATGGCGCTCGCGCACATAGTCAGGCTCCAGTTCAAAGCCTTGGGGGCACTCGTAGCGCAGCACCGGCGTGTCAGCCGACATGCGCTTTTCGATCAGCAGGCTGGATAGCCAGTTGCCGCCGCTGTTTTTGGGGATACAGCCGTACTCCTCGTCGGCCGACTCGGGGTTCGGGGCATTCTTGTAGAGGTCATCGCGCCATTTCTTCTCGGCTTCGGCTGACCAGGTCTGACCGGTGACATAACAGATGCGCTTATAGAGGCCGTCGGCAATGGCATCATCCAGCGTGATGCGATGCACGCTGTAATCTTTCTTGCTTAAGCCCGCGCTTCCTGAATCAGTTCGTTGAAGATGTTTTCGACACCGTTATGGGTACTGATCAGCCGAACCTTGTTACCCCACATGGTGAGGGCCAGCGCGGCCTTGAGTAGTTCTGCGAGTGAATCGTGGAAAGCCGCTTCATCAATCACCACATCGCCCTGCAGACCGCGCAGGTTGGAGGGACGACTGGATAACGCCTGAATCTTGAAGCCAGACTTGGGGAAGCGAATCATGTAGGCGAGGATTTCCTCCTGCTTGCCCTCATCCCAGAAGGTTTGCTCATACACATCGGCCCGCGCCAGCTCATTGAAGGCTTTGGCAAACAATGCAGCGGCGGCGATGTACTCCAGCGCCATTTCCTTTTTGCTGCCGACATAGAAGGTATTGCAGCCTTGGCGGCGCCGTGGTCTGGCTGCCTTGACCACGTTACGGCTTCCGCCCACGTCAGACCGGTACGGCGTGACTTCTCCGCGATCATGATCTGGGACTCGTCCTCAAACCAGCGCTGTTGGTACGGCAGTAAAACCGGTTGATTCTCCGGGATGGCCTCGGCCACGTCCTGCGGCACCACCACCCCGGCCAGCTCCATCTCTTCGGCCAGGTTAATCTTGCGCGGGCTGCCCAAGGCTTTTAACGGGGCGTGTTCCTGTTCGGCCATCATTCTTTACCCAACAGAATGCGGCGGATGCTGTTTTCCATCTGCTCGCTCATGCCATCCGAGCCACGCAGTTCTTCCAGCTTTTCTTCCTGCTCGGCCAGCAACGCCTCACGGGCTTTCTGCTCGATGCGGGCCTGTTCGTCCAGCCGGAATTTCTTCTGGTTGACGCTGGCCCGGCTCAACGTGGCAATGTTCTTGGCCACCTTGGACAGCAAAGCAATGCGGTCTTCATTGGAGACATCCTCGTCACTGGCCTCCTGCAGGTTGACGATGGAGTCGAACAACTCGGTCTGCACCAGAGCGATCACCGCCTCGGAGCGGGCATCGGTATCGTCCGAGGCGCCTTGCGTCAGCAGTCGGGCGGCCTCAGTACTGGCCTTTATGGCAGCGAAACGTCGTTCAATCTTCTGGCCATAGCGATGGATAGCGGATTTGCTGATGGCAAACCCCTTGTCGCGCAGGGCTTCTTCCAGCGCCCGGTAGCCGCTGAAATTACCTTCAACCAAGGACTGATCCAGCCACTCACGCACGGCTGATGGCAGCATGGAAACGCTAGTGCGTGCCGCCATGTCAGTTCCAGTACTTTTCCGGTCGACCAATACCGGGCTGGCAGTCGATGGTGTACTCGGCCAGATCCACGCCATAGCGGGTGATATCGGCCCACCAGCGGCCAGACGGTTCCTTGCGGACCTTCACCATGGCTCGGTCGACCAGATACTCCAGTTCCTTGCGCACTTCCAGTGGCGACACATCCGGGATGATGACGCGCATGGTCGCCTGAATGACATCCTCGACCAGTTCCTCTGGCCGGGCGTTATACAGGGCCAGCACCAGATACCAGCGCATGCTCTCGCGACGAACTTTGGCGGCATCGATATTCATTGCTGTAGTCCTTTCAGTTGGACGTTTTCAATCTTGAGGGCGATCGAATCGATCTTGGCTTCGATCACGGTCTGGTTGCGGACGTAGTCATCCCGGCGCACGTACTGCAGCGGCAATTCAGCCTGGAAGCGCAGGAAGTCTTTTTCGATGGTTTTCCAGCCTTCAGCCTCGCGCCGGTTCTGTTCCAACAGCGCAGAAAAGCGTTCATCCCAATGCGTACTGGAATCCTTGTTGGCCTTATCAATCGTCTCGAATCGCTGATCCAGACGTTTCTCAATCTCCCCCAGCAACAGCTTGCCAAAGGTGAAAACCACGCCCAAAAAGCCCAACAGCAGGCCGACCAGATACCAAAACTCAACAGTGACCTTCACCGTGGTCCCCCATTTCGGCGCTCAACGGCGCTCTGACAACGTGTGCAACGCAGGCCGGGTGCAGCGGCCTGACGCTCTTTCGGGATTTCGCCCAGGGCAATCAACACAGTGCGTGGAAGGCTTACCGGATGGCACCATCGCCCTGGTGCTCCGCGATCCTTGTTTCGCGCTCTTCCAGCTCCAGTTTCTTGGCTCGATCAAATTGATCCATCAAAGGATGTCGTCGCCTTGTCGATCCACATTTTTGCCTCCTCAAACCGCTTGGTGGCTTCCATGGCCAGCTGGCGATTCCCGCCTAGCGGGGGAATCCGCTGGATCAGTTTTTCCAGACGGTGGGTGGCTTCAGACAGGTCATCCAGCAGTTGTGCTTGTTCGTTCTGACGGACGCCAAGGTCCGCCGGTGGGAGCTGAGTCATGGCGTCTCCGATGCTTGAGTGTGAAACGTGATCAGGCTGTCAAACTTCGCTTCCAGCGCGCCGCACCAGGCACCGTAATCACTGGCGTGAGCCAGGATGTCTTCTGGTGATAACCCGGCACCGGGGCTGCTTGATCGGCTTTTGCAGCATCTCCGGGCTGGGTTTCGGGCAGACTCGGATCACCTGCGGTTCCGTAGCCGAGTTCGGCTTGGTAGAGGCGCAGGCTGACAGGGCCAAGGCCAGTCCAATGCTGACCATCCATGCGTATCGCATCGGGAATCCTTTGCTTGATTTGTTGCTGTTTGGCTTTGAGCTGGCTTTCTGTGGCCAGCAAGGTGACGCCTAACTGGTGAGCCAGCTGGGCGTACTTCTGGGTATCGGAAGCCGCCTTGGCCAGTTCGCGGGATTTGGCCTCAGCCGTCTGGCGCAAGGTCGACTCGTAATCCGCCTTTTGCTTGTCCAGCTTGTCTTGCCAGTCAGGCGCCGCCGCTTGATAACCGGTGTGGTAGATGCCATAGCCGACACCAGCGAGAACGGTGACGATGGCCAGCGGTTTGACCCACCACGGCAGCAGGGAAATGGAAGGAAGATTCATGCTGTCTGGTCCTTGTCGTCGGCTTGCAGGTCGGCCAGCAATTGCCGCGTCGCTTACTGATGCACCACACGGCTCACGGCAGACAGAAAGCCAAACACCGTCGACAGGACAGCAAACGGCATTGGGGGTAACGCGGCCTGCCAAACCGGCAGCAGATCGGTGCCGGTTTGCAGCAACGCGGAGACCAAAGCACACACAGCGGACAGCAGCGCAAAGCGGATGGACCACAGGCGGTGCCAGACCGGGGCGATTGGATCGAAGCGCATTACACGCCCCCCAAAATCTTGCCGGACAGCGGCTTCATTCCACCTTTAAGCCACTCTGCGACGTTGAAGCCGGGGCAGGTCTTCAGCCACTCAGTCGGTTCGATGATCCCGTCGTGATTTTTATCGGGCGACAGGTCACGGTGACCAACAATGCGCGCGGCCGGATACTTCGCCGCCAGCGCTTTGATCAGGCTGGTCAACGCTTGCCATTGCAGCAACGTGAATTGGTCAGTGCCGACCATGCAGACGCCGATGGAGTTGGCGTTGAAACCGGAGACATGGGCACCGACTTCATCCAGACCACGGCCGGTAGATTTGCTGCCATCGGTATCCAGCACAAAGTGATAGCCGATGGACTTTAAAGTAGGGTTAAACGCAGCGACAGCGGCTTACTGACGGTGGAAACCACGGGTACTGTGCCAAACGTCAATGGTGGCGGCGGCCGTCTGGCCATTCTTGGCCAGCTGCTTGCCATTCGGGCTGGCCGAGCAGTGAATGACGATCAAGTTGATAGCGCGGGGCATCATGCCTCCTCATGCTGAAAACATGAGGGCTATCGTAGGGATTCAGGCGGGACGGACGGATTGGGAAGGAGTTCGGTAAAAACAAAACCCCGCTGGGTAGCGGGGTTTGAGTCGGTTACTTACAAAGGCTTTGTGCTAGATCGAAAAGCGGAGCGAGTGGCTTCTTATTTGGTCCGCCGTCAGTGCTATTCGATCCATTCGACGCAACAATCGGATCAATGCTTCCATACTGCGAGATGGCAAACCCGTTGATCCCCCATTTTTTACCAGAGTCATCCGTGAAGACCAGCGTATCGCCGCCGCGTTCGCACGATACCCATCCATGATCAACAGTGAGGGGCCATTGGCTACCCATTTTTGCGGCAGATACCTCAGCGCTATTCACCTGTTCAGATGATTCATGTGCTGAGGATGTAGATGAAGAAGAAAGACTTCTAGCACACGACTTAAACGCCGTCAGACATACCAATCCAAGAATCACGACAATAATTAAACGTACACCGGGCTCAAAATATTCTCCTTACCAGCACCTATCAGAAAAGCTGACCTTGGGGGACGTTCTCAGGAAGCAGCTCGTCGGCCTTGCTCAAAATCTCTTCGATCCGGCGGTCACACAGTTTGAACTTTGGCACCAGTATATTATTGACAGTGGCATTATGTCCCAGCTCCCGGCAGTGTCTGTCATAGTCTGCCCGGATCTCTGCATCACGTAGCGCCCGCAACGCGGCGGCGCATTTCGGTACGTATAACCGCGTGTTCCCGTAGTGTTTGGTCAGTGTTCGGGCTGCATCCACTCCCACCACCTCAGCCAGCGCCGAAAAATACTGGCCTTCCTGCCGGGCGGTTTTAGGAATGGGGAAATGGGTGCCACCCAGCAGGTCGACCAGCTTCATCGTCATGGGCAGGCTGATCAGCCGCACCAACTCGCGGGCGTTTTCCGGTAGCAGGTGCTGGGCACGTAGAATCGCGTCCTCTCTTACTTTTCCCATGCTTCAGTCCCTTTCCCATGGCGGCGGGCATCGATTTCCAGCCCGATCATTAACCGGCGCAGCTGGTCATCATCCAGCCATGCCACCTTCTCAACCTTGAACATGCGGAGCGCCATTCCATCGGCGTAGTCCCATGGCCGTTTCTGGTCAGCCAGCAGCGCTTCAACCTTGGCCATGTAGCGCTTGCGGTCATCTTGGGGATTAGGGCGTTTACCGATGTTTCGCACTGTCTTTTGCACAAAGCCAAGGCGCTTCATTTCGGCCAGTACGTCATCCAGTTGCTGCAAGGTCAGCTTGGTGCTGCTGGTCTTGCCTTCGGCCAGACGGGCGAGCATGGCCCGATAGCTGTCATCCGCCATCTGCAGCTGCTGCTTGGCGATATGAATCTTGGAGATCATCGCCTTGCGTCGGTCTGTCATTATTCTTCTCCTGGTCAGACTCAATGCACGCGTGACCGGCCATGCCGGCTTTATCAGAGGACGGCACCCCAGTAAGTGGATCGGGGCTGGCCGGTCACGGCTGCATTGAGGGTTAAAACACGTTGCGGAGCCTGTAACGCAGGCTCGACACCGGGTTCTAAACGGTGACTTCTTCCGGTGCGATCTGGATGGAGTCGCAGACCTTGCACAGGTGGTTGATGGCAGTGCGGCCACTTGCCCAGGTCACGTCATAGAGCGTGATCCCACCTGTGTAAAAGGGGTCATCTGCGATGTGCTTTTTGAATACGCGCTTACCAACTTCTTTTTCCAACTTGGCGAGTTTTGCCTTGCTCACGTAGGGCTTGAATTTCTTGTTCATGAATTTCTGCTCTGGGTGGGGCTTGTCAGCTGACATCCATTCCCCTTTCCAGTAGCCGTTGACATAGGTAACGATCTTGAAACCGAGTGCCGACGTGCGCTCCACAACCAGATCCACTTTGTAGCCATCACATAACAACCTAACTTGGCCCAACGGATGGGATAGCTTTTCGATCAGTTCCTGTTTTTGCTCTTTGGTCAGTTTCATGTTTTTCCTCGGCTGCTCATCAGTGACTGGCCACCACGCCAGACAGACCGCCTCACGGCGGTTTCGCATGGGTTAAGCGATGGCGTCTTTCAGTGCCTTGGATGGAGCAAAAACGACCTTGCGTTTGGCTTAAGCACTTGAATGGTTTCGCCGGTTTTCGGGTTGCGAGCAGCTCGAGCTTAAGCACATCCTTGACCTTGAACTTGCCGGTGCTGGCCAGCACGATCTCGCCGCCTTTGGCCAGTTCTTGATGGATGTTTTGTTCCAGTGCATCGACAACGCGCAGAACGTCGGCTTTGGACAGACCAGATTTTTCGGCCAGGTTGGTGATCAGTTCTTGTTTAGTCATGTTGAAGTCCCTTATCAGGTGAAAAATTGAATGTTTGGGAATGTTCCCGGTACGCAGGTTGCGAATCAGTAGCCTGTAATTACCAACACTAGGTGGCATCTAACTCCCCGACTGGTTTTAAGTTCTCAACCAAGATGAAGTCGTTATATTCCCTGGTCGCAGTACGGGCACTTGAGTACCAAATCGACGGTCTGACGTTGGTTTAGGCTGCTCGTAAAAACATCTGCCTTTACAAACTTGAACCAGTCAATTTCCTCACTGCAGTTGATGCAAATGGCCATCTAAATCTCCTTTGGAAACATCTCCCATAGCAGTGATGGCGTTGTATGCCAGAACGATTCCATTACGCTCGCTGTGGGATGGCTCGGTAAGATTTCCAGTACGAATCAGCGCATTTACCCGCTCCAGAATGGCTATACGTTCTGCCGCTACAGCATTGTTTTTGGCCTCATTGGCATGATCCATCATGGTTTCCAACGCACGCGCTAACGGGGCCAACTCTTGATGTACCTCTTCGAAATACTTCAGTAAGGCGGCGGGACTTGTCCCTGGATGCTTCTTCATTACCCGCTCAATGAGGCTATCCACCCGCTCCATCTCACACCCCCGCGATATCAAGAGGAATGGGCTGGTACTGGTCTGCCTCGCCAACCCGCTCGTAGACGCGGATGTATGACTTGGAGCACTGCACCCGTACCGAGTCACTGAGGGCCGTCATGGCGCGTTGCCATTTCTCGTCCTGAATCTCCAGACGACGCAAACCGAGGATGCGGCCGGTTGAAATCTTTCCCTCCTTGTCGACGTTGAAGGCATCGTTGATCAGGGCACGGATCTCGCTACGTGCTCCCTCTGTCCATTCATGGACGCATTCATCGATCAGCGCCTTGGCGGCCTGCAGTCCCTCGTCAAACGTCAGCGTGTCGGATACCGCCCGCTTGATCTGGTAGCGGCCATCAAAGGTGGTCAGAGACACATTGCCCTTGGCACCACCGACCTTGGCCCCGTAGCGTTCGCCTGACAGCTCAATGAAGGCCTGGATATCGGCAAAGGCCGTGGCCTTGAACGTGGCCAGATGTGCTTTGACCTCAACGGCTTTCTTGACGATTTCACTCACCAGCTCATCACGGGCGATATCGATAGGCTTGATGGTCTCGACCGGAATCAAGCGTCCCTTGGCGTCCTTTTTGTATCCACGGGGGATGGCATTCATGGTTATTTCCTCAGTCCTACTAATCGCTTTACTTTGGCCAGTTCGGCCCGGTTCTTTTGCAGCCACTCCGGCGTCATCGCCACTTCATCGGCTGCCCGCCAGAATCGTTTTCGTGACGGCGGCGATGGTGGTTTATCCGGTGGCGGCTCCGGTACCGGGGTGTCTGGTGGGCTAGGCTCGGGCTGTGGTGGCTCTGGTGCGGTGGCGACCACCGGTGTGGCATAGACCGCCAGCTCGTCCAGATAGTCATCCCACACAATGCGCCGGGCCTTCTTCCGGTCCATGCCCATGCCAACCAGACGCTCAACCTCTTCGGCCAACCTTGCCTTGGTCGTGTCATCCAGCTCGCTGTCCTGCGTCATGCCAGCAACTCCCGTTGCGGCATGACTGGCTGTAACCGGTGCAAAAACTGGTACAACTGATCGGTTTCATCCGGGCTGAGTACCGTCGTGCTGCCGTTCGTCAGGTCCAGATAAAGCCACCCGGCTTGATCCAACAGGCAGTTAAACGGCACTTCTTCTTTGGGCTTGGATGGCGACAGTTCTACCGGTTTCTTGCCCGACACATGCGAGGGGAATAGCACCTTGAAGCGTTCAGGTGCGCTCTCAAACAGCTCTACAGTGCCGTCATCACCAATGGAGCCAATCAACGGAATCGGGCTGCAGTCTGGAGCGCTCATGTCATCGTTTACGTTCCCCTTCCCGGCCACTTCGGTATCCGTGTTGGAGTCGGCATGACGGGCCTGTTTGCTTTCCTTGGCGACGGACTGATCGGTATTGGAGACCCAATACCAGTGGCCATTGTCATGGCGCTTGACCTGATCCTTTTTGCGGTAGAACTGCAGTGCGGTGTTGACTGCTGCCGGTGAGCCAACCACTTGATCCACCAGTTGGGCCGATGTCATCCCGGTTTTGCCTACGCCCATCAATATCCGCTTAACCCGGGCAGGAACGTTCTGCTTGTCATTCGGCTTGGCCTCCGCGACCACGTGCTTTCCGGGTCCGAACTGCCAAATCAGTTCGTTACCGACATCGCGGCGGTTGACCTTGTTTTGGCCCTCAAGCTGCAACAGCTCTGGGGTCAGTTCCGCCACGCTACGCCCCAGCTGTTGGGCGAGTTCTTTAGTCGAGCGGCCATGTTTGTGTTCGGACAAGGCAGCCAGCACCTGCTGTTCAAGCACTTTTGCGTTCTCCATGTCACTGCACCTCAACGCAGGCGGGTTTGCCGGTCAGCATCGTGTTGACCCCAACCGAGGTCTCGACCAGATCCGTCGCCACCTTCCCGACATTGACCATCAACTCACGGCAACGGTTAGCCATATCCAGCAACTCCTTGGCATCCAGTTCCTTCAGCAGAATGGCGCGGATCACGTCGGCGTTTTCCGGGGTGATGAGCGTGGTATCAATGCCCAGCTCGTGGCGAAGGCGCACCATCTCATCGACCTGCACTGGGGCTTTGCGGCCGCTTTCATAGCGGGAGCCGCCAGACTGGGTGACTTTGACGGCACTCCAGAACTGCGATTGATTCAGGCCAAGGGCACGGCGCATGGCGCGGTAGTCACGGGCTACGGTTTGTTCTTGCATGGTCATCTCCTGATTAATTTCCGATTTCTGTCCAAACGATGCGGCAACCGCCCAGCTGGAACTGTCCTTCGCGGTACTGGCCCACACGCTCACGCTTGCCAAAACTGAAGTACACCGCCTCGCCCTTGGCGATCAGGGTGTGGCACTGGCCACTGGTCTGAATGCGGATGGTCGGGCGAGACACACTTTTCAACTCGACGTCGGTGACCGTGAAGCCGTTCTCGCTCAACGCCTCAATGGCGCGGGCCGCTTTATGCGTGGCATCCAGCACCGCCGCGTTAACTTGCCGGGTTGAATGGGTACGTAAATGGGTCGTGCTCATTAACATGATCAGTCTCCTTTGCAGCAGTTTTTGCACTGTTGGCAGGCTTGCCAGTACGCCATCTTGACGCGGTTATGGGTGGGAGCCTTTCTGGCTGAAATGGTCATACACTCTGTCAATGCGATGGTTTCCCCCGTATATGGGCAAGCCACCTTGCCAAGCTCTTCATTCACCCGAGCCAGTACCTGATCGGTACGTCCGGGGTACTTTCCGGCCAGCACCAGGCTGATGGTGCTGCGGGAGTAGCCCAAGGTTTTTGCTACGGCCGATTGACCTTGCTGTTCAACGGCTTGGCGCAATACTTCAAGCGATTCATTCATCGTCGGCCTCCTCCCGGAACACCACTTCTGCCCAGTTCGGGTCAAAAACACGCTTCAGACGCTGAATCATCGGAGCACGTGGGCCGGGCTTTTTGCTGTTGATCCGGTTGAACGGAAGCAGACGCCAGCGGGCTGGGGTTTTCCCACCCTTGCAGTTCGGCTTGGTCAACGGAGGGACTGCCATATCCAGATATCCGGCCTGATGCAGTGCCTTCAGGTAGCTGCGGGCGGTTTCCGGCTTGACCTGGTGGTCCGGGGTAGAGGCCGAACGGGCGATGTCTAGATAGTCAAAGTCACCCTTGGCCAAGCGCATCACGCGCCACATATTGGTTGTTCCCATACCTTGGGTGACCGGTTTTCCCTCCTTTGTCAGGCGTGGGGCCTCTATGCCGATATCACGAGCAAGTTTCCAGCATTTGTCATCGTGGCCGCCGCGCTTACCGGACACGTCTTCAATGAAGCCAGCCCGCTCTAGCGTTTGTAGGTAGGTCTTGGTGGTCTCAATGTCTACATCTGACTTGTGGGCCGCATTGATCAGGTTGAATTCCTTCAGCGTGCGGATAGCCTCCCAGATGCATTGACGCTTCGGCTTGCCTCCAGCCATTTCCAGATGGGCTGGTCGGCGGCCTGGCACTTTGCGACGGGTTTCGGTCATTACGGCAGCCTCCGGGTCGGAGCCTTGCCGGTGTAAAGGGTACGGTTCCCCCAGTTGGCCAAGGTCGCTGTATCCCAACCTTCGGACAGACCTTCTTCACGGATCAAATTGAGGTTGTTTCCTACGCGGCGAACGGAGCCACGTGCCTCGTCAACCACCAATTGCAGTAGGTCATCAGCAACCGGCATGTCCTCGCAGTAGATCGGCACTAGCTTGCGAGCATCCTCTAGGCTCACCGGTTGGGCGGGAACCCAGTCCAGTACGCGGGAATGGAAGCGTTCCCAAGTTGAAAGCTTGCGCGGCAAGGCTTCTTCGCCTATCAGGATGATGCTGGCCTTATAGCTGTTGTCGTGGATGTCACGGATCAGCTGTACCAGACGCGGCTTATCGGCGGCGTAGTCAGCTTCATCAATGAATAATGGACGACTACTGGCTGACAGCTGCTGAGCGACCTGATCCAGCATCGCCGACCCGGTTCTTTCAGGCTGGATGTCCATTTCGATGAGGATCTTCTGCAGGAAGGTTTTGCAGGTCCACTGGTCTGACATACGGACGAAATAGCCGTTGTGACGCAGGTAGGCTTGAGTGGCAGCCCTGGGTTTTACCGAAGCCGGAAGGGCCATACAGCACAGCCATGCCATCAGAGCCAGCCGGGCGGCCAAGCAGCCGCAGGGTAGTGGCGTGCATCAGATCAACATTGGTAATGTCAGCAGTTTTATTGGCAGCGCAAATCATTGTTCTTCTCTCCTATTAATGATTGCCAGCGAGGGCGATATCTTGGGTAGAACGTTGCAGGTACTTTTGCATCTGTACCGGAAGCGAGCAGTCTTCTGCCAGCCTTCGTAAAACTTCACTTTGTCGGCTGGCAGCGCTTGGCCGCTCCTAGCCATGGCGTCAAGCTCCAGCCACTGACGGAACTTGGTTTCGTCGCTCTGCGGCAGGCTAATCACCGGTGCGGGGGTTGACTGGCCGAGGTGGCGTTGTACGGCAGCCGGAATCTGGGCATGCATTCCGCGATCAACGGCATTGGTCGCTGCGGCGGCAGCACGGGTACCTGCGGTATTGACCGGGGAGGTCGGCTTCGGCATGGCTACCAGCGTCCCAGCCCGGGCGGCGTTGTGGCGCAGGATTTCTTGCACCACGTCGTCGGTATTGACCTTGCGGGCCATGGCCTTGAGTTCGCGTTTCTGGCGACCGACCTCGGCGGCCTGCATTTTCTTGGCCTTCTGGGCGACTTCACGGCGGTTCATACCGGTACGCTCCGGGCACTCGGCTACGCAGATAAACTGGCCATCGTGGAACACGTACACGCGGCCCAGATCCAGCGGATCCAGTCGCACCTGGACATCGCGGCCAACCAGGTTGACGGCCAGTTCCGGGGCGATAAACCGGGCATCGTCGATCTTCAGACCCTTCTTCTGGACCGTGCGCTGGATGCGTTCGGCCAGCAGGACATCCAGCAAACGCGGGTTTTCGATGCGCTCCACCGAACCTGTCCAGGACGCAGCCTTCTCGAACGGACTCATTCCCAGTGCGCTGTGCTTACGGTTGTGGTATCGCACCAGCCAGTCATCACAAAAGGCCTGCAGTTCTGCTGCGGTCATTGCTACGTCCACCACCTCGTTCTTGGTGAACAGCCGCTCACTGAAGGCCTTGCGGGCCTCAATGGCCTTGCGGTCAGCCACGTTGTGGCCGATGTAACCGGGCAGCAACTCCAGCAGATCGTGGCTGAAGGTATGGAAGAAGTGCTCAATGTGCGGCTTGTGCCATGGCTGGAACGGCGGGCACTTGGTCTGTTCGATGTCCAAGGCGCGGAAAACGTCATCGACATAGACGCCCACGTATTCCTGACCGTTATCGGTCTTCGCCTCTTCGCACTTACCCCAATCCAGCAGGGCAGCACGTACCAAGGCACCAACACCCACGGCCCGGGAGGACTTGGCCACCAGCAGCTTGGCGTTGCGGCCCCAGACGTCGATCACGCCCAGCAGGCAGTGGCGGCCATCTGCCAGCATCAGGTCGGCCGGTGTGGAGTCAAACTCCCAGCGTTGATTCAGGCGCAGTACGTCTTCAGAGGAGGAGCCTTGCGCCACCATGAAGCTGTTTTTCCACTGGTCCGGGTTGGAAATAGCGGTGAACAGCTCAGCGTTCTGCTTTTTCCACTCATTCAGGAAGCGGCGGAAAGCGTGGTAACTCGGCACCTTGATAGAGGCATGGCCATCAAAGCGGGCCTTGGCGGCATCCTCCGGGTGAACTGGCTTTACATGCGGATTGGCCACCACCATGGCGACGGTGAAATCATGCAAATCCTTCTGCACACTGATCGTGCATTTGCCCTTACGGTGTGCGCCGTCATTACCATCGACAAAGGCGGCAAGGCCGACTTTTTCATAGTCAGACACCCACAGTTGCAGAGTGCGCAGGGCAATGCTGGTGATCACCCCGGCCGTGGCCGGGGCCAGCTCTGGGTACTGCACTTTGTTGGCCTGCAGATGACCTGCATTGAAATGACTGACAAATCCCTCATACAAGGCATTGGTTGGCTTCATGCCACGCAGTTTCAGAAAACCATACCAAGCCATCACAACGGCGCGGCGGGCTTCGAAGCGGGCAACCTGCTTCACAGTCAGATGTGGCAGCCGAAGCAGCACGGCCTGGTCTGACTCGCGGCGGGCTTCGGCATCCAGCAGGCCGATCTGGGTGCTGGGAACCTTGGAATTGTTCGCTTTGGCCGGTGCAGTCTTCGGGTCCATCAGTTGACTGATATGGGCATCAGCGGCAGCGCGGTTCTTGATGGCATTGATTGCCTCAAGCGGAAGACTAGTGATGGCGTATTCTTGGCCACCGCCACGACCTTTGCGCTTGCGGGATTCCCATGCATTGCGGCTGGCTGCAAGTTGCAAGCCGCGCTCACTTTCAGGCAAGCCCTGGCAGTTTCATCGAAGCCAGTTCAGCTGCGCTGTAGTGTGTTTTAAGTTCGACCTGGCTCATGCCCGGCCTCCTTGCTGGGTGAGGACTCTGCCAATTTGGGTAGAATGGCGATGCAGGCCGCAAACGTGCATGTCATAAACCTTCATTGGAAAGCCCTCGTGAAAGAGTTACTAAGAACGACGGAGAAAGTGTTGAATCGGGCAGTCATGGCAACCGGGACCATTTCTGCATTGCTGACCATCGTGGCAATCGGCATCGTGATGGCACTTTTTGAACACACTCCGATATGGCTGGCAGCTTCTTTCTTGGGACTGTTTGGCCTGGCTGAGGTACTTCAGCGGAACGCCAAGGCCAGCCTCGAACAGCGATTGCATACGCGTGAGCCAGATGTCCGATTCTTCGATGCAGCCCTCCAGTGCAATGGGAAAAGTGATGTGTGCGTAGTAAAGCAATTCCGCTACGGAGGCCTTTTCTTCAACGTTCTTAGCCTTGAGCACGTAAAAGCACCCATGGCCCTCGCAGGCCCACTGTGTCCCCGATGCCGTGGACACTTGGCAGAACGGCGCAAAGTAAGCTTCCCTTTCAGACATCAGATCACCCACGTCTGCGCATGTGGATTTACCCAGCACAGCACGCATACGCTTGGAGAGCTTGAGAAGGAGGCTCGAAAGATGTCCGGCCTTATCGATTAGCCACGTTCTCACGGCCTACTCCTCAAACAGTTCAAGTTCCGGTTGCCCGGTTTTGATGACGTTCTCGCGGTGGTACGCCACCTGCGAGAGCACCTCATTCAATACGCTGAGGGTTTCCGGCAGGTCGGACTGTCCCCGGTAAAACTGTTCCGGGAGCATCACGACTTTTCCGAAGTTGGCCTGCATTTCGCCTAGGTCGCTTGAGCTGGCTTTTTTACCTGTCGGGATGCTGACAACTAGCTTTCCGCAAGCAATAGCCGGTACTCAATGACATTGGCCGATCCGCAAAGCACCGAGAACTGCAGCAATCGGCCAGCAGGCATCTCGCAGTCGGACACCCAGCGAGCATAAGTTGAGCGGTTGGTACCCATCAGCTCTTCCATCTGCTTGCGCGGGCGGCGGTGTGCTTTAAGGGCATTGGCTTCATCAAGATCGAAAGCCTCTACAAGGCTTGTAGGTCTGCGGGTTTTCCCGCCGTTGTTTCTCATGGCATTACTCCTTACGCAGAGAATCTGTGTAGTAGCCATTAGGTCTGTTCGCCCCTACCATTCACTTAACAGCAACAGCCGTGCGGGATGCCGCTGGCGTATTTGCAGACGAAAGGGGAATAGTTGGGAAAACCGGCTTAAAATGGCGCTTTGCGTAGCGGCTTGGCCAAATTTCTTTTGCATCTACTCCAATAGCGGTTGCGATAATTTCTTCCGCCTTCGGATAAGGTCTATCTAAGGCTGATTTGAGCGTTCCAGCGCTCAAGCCTGCACCTTCAGACAGCTTGCGAAGAGACCAGCCAGCCTTGTGTAGTGCCGCTACGATGTCCGCCCGGTGCCAGTCCTCGGCGGTTTTTTTTACGGCTTGTAATGCACTCATGAGCAACCCCAAACAGTTGAAATCATGGGTGCATAGTAACTCCGAAAGAAGTAGATGTGCAACCTCGTTTTTGCATTTCGGACTTCTTTCGGAGTTATTTAACGTGTACTTTTGAGGTTTTTATGACTAAATCTATTGATAAACAAGAGGTTGCGTATACCAGTAGGGTCGGAGAAGCCTTGGAAAGGTTTGTTCGGAGTTGCTCCGAAAAACCTCAAATAGAGTTTTCTAAGTTCGGCGAACGGATTAAGAAGGTTAGAACAGATATTGCAGGGCACACTCGCGATCAGTTCGCGGAGTACACGGGTATCACCAGAAGCTCATTACAGCTGTATGAGGATGGAAAGCGCGAGCCGAAAGCATCCCTGCTTGCCCTTATTTCAGTCTTGTATGGGGTTCACCCGGATTGGCTGCTGCTGGGGTTAGGGGAGATGCTCAAAGCGAACTGGTCGCCTCTTGGTACGGATTCCTCTCAGCCATCCGCCAAGACAGGGTCTTGCGAATGCCATGACACGCTTGGCAATCCTGTTGATCTAGAGGAGTTTGTTTTCATTCCTCGCTACAACCTCAAGGCTGCAGCAGGGCATGGTGCGGCTGTTGCAGGTGAAGCACCGATGTTCTCAATGTCTTTCCGGCGCTACTGGATAGAAAACTATCTGCGCGTAGACCCTAAGGACTTGTCTGTACTGTCGGTGAAGGGGGACTCAATGGAGGGTGTACTGAATAACAAGGATGTGATCCTTGTTAATCATGCCGATACCGCTCCAACCAGCGGTCTGTATGTGCTTCGGATGGATGGGGATCTGATTGTGAAACGTGTCCAGAAGCTACCGGATCGAAGTTGAAGATATTGAGTGCTAATGAGGTGTATGAACCGTTCGTTATCGATATGATCAGCCCTGAGGCGGACTTCGCGGTGATTGGCCGTGTTGTCTGGTTCGGCCGTCAGATCTAATGTAGCGTTTAATTCTTAACGCAAAAGGCCGCGCAAATGTTTTGTGTTTGTCGCGGCCTCAATGCAACGGCGGCGCCCAGTGTATTTTGACTGGTTAATCCGGGCTGAAATCTAATACTGGCGCGGATCATCCCATATCATCCCGGGTCTTCCCACTAGCTTTCCCTCACTGCAATACTTCCTGCACAACCACAGTTGTGCTGCCCTTGCGCCATGGCATGACGGCTGCGCGTCAGCCAGAACGCACGGTTAGGCAAGCCGGTGAGGCTGTCATGATGGGCAAGAAACTCGACGCGCGCTTCGGCCTGACGGGTGGCATCCAGCTGGTTTTGCAATTGCTGGTTGGCTTCGGCCAACTCGGCGGTGCGCGCGGTCACCTTGCTTTCCACCCGGCGCGTATAGCCGGTGAGAATCAGCAGGAAACCGCCAAACAGCCCGGTCATGGCCAGCCCACCGACAAACGTTGCCCATTCCAGCCAACTGCGCATGCCAGACAGGTAACTGTCGTTGGCACGCAA